CCATCGGCAAGTGCTTTCACAACCTTGAACAACTCAATCGGCATACGGATGGTTACAAAGTGGTCTTTAGGTTCTTGTTTCATAATTACTCCTTAGTTTGATAAATATCAAAACGCTCTTCAGCGTCAATCTGGATTGCCTCAAACACGGCAGACTGCCCTGCTTTGCGCTCAAGCCAAGGGGCGGCATAACCCCTGCTATCCATCACGGTGTAATCGCCACCGCGCCACACGGCAATCTGTGCGGGTATACCGCTCAAGCGGCACTCAATTACGTTGGCGTGATTTAAGTTTTGAACTTTCATGTCGGATCCTTAGTTGGTGATCTTGGTGGCCAACAACTGGCGCGCCTTAATTGCTGCCTCAGACTTAGGGTCAGCGTCATCAAGCAACGCCAACACAACTGTGAGTAACTCCATGCTCCATTCTTGTAGTGCCATGTCGATCTCCTTAAACCCCCGAAGGGGCAATTGTTTTATTTGCTTTCGAAGTATTTGGCTTGGGTGCCGCAACCAGTAGCGTCAAGCCCACGCTCTGTCTCGGCTGATATCTTGCGAAACTTTGGCTCGCCTGTAACTAAACTAATGCCCATAGGACGGGCGCACTCAACAAGCAACTTGCTGTTATCAAAGTGTTTGCAATCTTTGCATAATTTCATGGTATTTCTCCGTTAGTTGATTGATGGCGTCTTCTGCACCATGACCCACAATAACACAATAATTCACACTTTGTAAATATTTAATCATTAATTGTTGTTCTTCTGACAATTTCCCGCCTTTGGCTTTCTTCATCTCCACCCACACGCGCCACGCAGGGATAAAAAGATCGGGTACGCCAGGCACAACGCCCTCGACTTTTAACTTCAAAGCCTGTGACTTAGAGCGAAGTCCGCCATTCGGGATGGCAAAGATTAATGTATCCGGATATGTGCGCCTAAACCACATCACTACGCGGGCTTGCTCTAGGTGTTCTGAGGTTGTTGCCATAGTCGTTTCACCACCTTATAAAATTTGCCATCACGCTTATACGAAATTGTGCTTGGCGGGTTGGACTCATTCATCTGTGTAACCAAATACGTTAACGGTACTTGCGCTTGATCAATGCCGGACAATGTTGCATCAGAGCGCCTTGCAATGTCATGCAGCAATTGAATGGCTTTAGTGCCCGCATAGCCCTGATTCAGCACCGGCAGGTACTCTGTGATGGGTGGGTCAGTTAGGCCGCCGTAATAGGTAAGCGCAATCATTTCGTTACCACTTGCACGACTGACGTGCTTGCGCCAATGCCATTCGCTGACCGGCATATCAACACCCTCAAGCCCCATGATGTCGTCGTGGCGCAACACCAATTTCTTTTCAGGCGCCGGTGGAAATGGTGTGCCGCAGTTGGGGCATTCATGGGCAGAGATATGGACGATCTCATGGCATACGTCGCACACTTTCACAGGCGCCTCACCCTCGCCTGACCCACCTTTTTTTGGTGGCTGCACGTTAGTGATCGGCCCGTGCATCTCGACCACCCCCGCAAAGTCCAACACCAAGCAATGATCGGTGTGGCTCTTGGGGCGCATCCCACGTCCTGCCATCTGCACATAGAGGGAAGCTGACATGGTGGGGCGCAGCATGGCAATCAGGTCAATATCGGGATAGTCAAAGCCGGTGGTTAGTACGTTGGCGTTAGTCAGCGCACGGATACGCCCCGCTTTAAACTCGGTCAAGATCCTTTCACGCTCGGCTTTGGGTGTGTCACCGGTCACGCAGGCCGCGGTTACGCCTTGGTTGATTAACTCTTGGCAGACGTGCTGCGCGTGTTTGACGCCCGCGCAAAAGAATAGCCAGGCGCGCCTATTGCCCGCAAGCTTGATGACTTCGCGCACCACCGCAATGTTCTTGTCGGCGTTATCGACCGCGGCTTGCAACTCCGCGTCGATGTACTCGCCGCCCCTTTTATGCACACCGCTCACATCTAACCGCTCTGTTGTTAATTTGCTACGCAGGGTTGCCAAATATTTTTTATGTACCAACTCCTCAATGCTTACCGGCTCAATCAGGGCATCGAATAAGGCGGGTTTATCCGTGATTAAACCGTGCCCAAGGCGATAAGGCGTGGCAGTTAAGCCTACGACCCTAAGATGTGGATTAATCGCCTGTAGGTCGTTTAAAAGGCTGCGGTAACCACCCTCGTCCTTGTGGCTCACTAGGTGACACTCATCAACAATAACTAAATCGATGTGCCCGAGTAGCGGCGCCTTAGTTCTTACAGACTGGATTCCTGCAAACGTAATCGGCTCGCCCAACTGGCGCTTGCCAATACCTGCCGAGTAAATGCCCAAAGGTGCGTTTGCCCAATGCAGCCGCATCTTCTCAGCATTTTGCACAATCAATTCTTTGACGTGCGTCAGCATCAAGATAGTTGTTTCGGGCCATTCCTGCAAAGCGTTTTTACAAAGTGCAGCCACAATGTGGCTTTTGCCTGAGCCGGTAGGCAGGACTAGGCAAGGGTTGCCAGTCGGGTGCGCGTTGAACCAAGCGTAAAGTTGGTCAATGGCGCGTTGTTGGTAGTCACGCAGCATTATCTGAGCAACTCCCATGCTGTTGCTGCACATAAAGGAACTTGTCCATTGCCAAGGGCTTTAAGTCTGTCCACCCGAGCGGCCACCCCATCAGCCACTCGACCCACGTCGGGTTCAACGTCCCACCAATTGCTTCGTTTTTTTCCATCATCACGGCGTTGGGCAATTGACCCATGTGAGAGCGCTTGCCCTGAGAGATTTTTTCCTGTGTCGTTTTGAACCCATTGGCTCCCTTGTAGTCGCGGGTCGCAGGGGTCGGCCACATCTGGCTCGGCGGCGGGTAAACCACCTGCTCCCGTAACGTCGAGTGAGTTGATCGGTTTTGCCTGTTGTTGTCGTACTGTTTCTTGAGCGCTTCGGGTGACCTGGTCGGCAACGAGTCCATGCAATTCGGTGTGAGCCAATATCCAGATTCTTTCTCTTTTATGTGGTGCACCAACGTCGGCCGCAGATACAACTCCCCACCGACTGTCATACCCCATTGAGGTAAGGTCTGCAAGGACTCGTTCAAGTCCTCGAGTAACGAGCATTGGACTGTTCTCCACAAAAGCATATCGTGGTCGAACCTCGCCAACAATCCGTGCCACCTCTCCCCACATGCTTGGGCGTTCGCCGTCAAGCCCTGCCCCCCCCCCCCGCAACTGAGATGTCTTGGCATGGAAATCCGCCAGATACAACGTCAACAATTCCTTGCCAAGGTCTTCCGTCAAAGGTTTGTACGTCATCCCAAATCGGGAAAGGCGGAAGAATTTTGTCATTTTGTCGGGCGCACAATACGCTTGCTGGGTATTGTTCCCACTCAACGGCGCAGACGGTTCGCCATCCAAGCAAATGTCCTCCGAGTATTCCTCCACCAGCGCCTGCGAAAAGAGCCAACTCATTTAAATTCTCCATTATCCAATTACCTTCGCACCAAATATCTCAAAAGTGTCGTTTACAAACTTATCACCAGTAGCACACGCCTTGTGATTGGCCACAATCTCGCTTGAAAGAAACCCAACTTGGCTGTTTTCAATGTCACCTTCGGGTGTAATCCAAATGATTGCTTTGTCCTGAACCTTATGTTGCCAAGGCACTAAGTCGGGGTGCAAAACGTGCGCCGAGCAACCGTTTAACTGTTCGTCAAAACTCAACGGCACGTCGTATTGCTCACAATGCCAAGTGCCATCTTCTCGAGCGGTACTAGCGGTACAAGTGCGGCAGTTCACTTCTTTAGTCAGTTGTGTCTTGTGGCAAAACTCGTGCGCCGCGCAGAACCGGCACTCAAACCAAGTCGAGTCGGTGCTAATGGGTGGCGGCATACGGTCGGTTTTGACCAAGCGATGGCCACGGTCAACAGCCTTCTGTGCCACGGCCTTGTCTAGCTTGACTCGCTCGGTGTAGATACGATCATCATCTTTGCAAATAGCGTAGTACAGAGCGCGGTCAAGCTTGAGCCCCATCATGTACGCTTGCATTTGCACAAAGTGTTGAGGTTTTGACTTCTCAACCCCGCTCTTCTCAAGATCATCAAACGACTTCTTACCGTGGGTCTTGATCTCCAAGACATGGCGCGTTTTGGGCGCTTCAGGCACCCCTGACTCAATGACTCCGTCTACGCTGCCACCAACGTGGCAACCAAAGTCCACCCTGCTTTGGTTTTCACCCGTGCGTTGTACGTCCATGCCGATTGCGCGCAGGTCGGACACAACCTGTGCCTCTTCGTCTTGACCACGCCTAAACAGACGCAGGATGCGCCCAGGGAATCTTTCGACCACAGCCATGCGAAACGATAGCCATAGCCATCTGTCGCAGACATGGCCAAGGACGCTAGCCCCCATGTGGGGTCGTGGCTCACTCTGAATTGACTCATGGTGCTTGTCAATTAGGGCTGAAATGGTATACTCTGACTCTGGTATCTTCATGGTACCTCTCCTTAGTTTTGTGCCCCCAACCGCAAGGTCAGGGGCATTTTTTTTACTCTTTTGGCAACTGCGGCAACGCTTGCGCGCGAATCTTAGCAATCAGGCCTTCGACCTGTTCGTAAGGTTGACGGCCCAACATTGCCATAATTGCGTTAACTTCTGCTACGGTTAGATTTAAATCAATCACGTTTACTACTCCTTATTTTTTAACCCAAGGTGGTGCTGCTTTGGTGCTTGCTGCTGCTACTGGTGCGGCTTTGGGTGGCGCCGAACCATTTGATTTAAATCCTTTCACGTCGTTCGATGCGCCGTACTGCTCGCTCTCGCGCACGTCAAGCTTGATCTGCAATTGACCGCCAATTAGCTGATCCGTATCTTGAACCGTGGCTAACCCAATGGCGCGCATAATCTCGCCTAACTGCTCGCGTCCAATCTTTTCAGCCGTAGGGTTAGGGTTCTTAATGTTGAGATTGCCAAAGATAACCCTGCCTTGATGCGTGGGGCCGGTGATGTCGTACCTGACGGCGATGTACTTGCCTGTGCCAGCCTTAGTAACTTTGACTTCTGCACCGTTGACCACCGCGGTGTACCAACCGGCGGGCAAAGGTTCAAAATTACGATCGGATACGGGGAGCGAATCAACGCTGAAAGTTTCGTCTAGTTGTGCCATGATGTTTATTCCTTAGTGATTGTGAAAGAGGGGCGATTGTTACTGGTCGTTATTGCTTCAAGAAGTGGTGCGGTAATGCGGGTGTCTGCTGATTTCCATGCCGAGGCATTGATCTCAGGTTTCCACCTGAATAAAGAAGATAAGTGTTCAGTCAAGCCATACTCAGCGGCTAAGTCTTGCAGTTTGTCAGCGTTCACCTTGCGGTCAAGGCGACCAACAATCTTGATCTTGTAGCCCTCGTCCTGAACATTTTGAGTGCCGTCAAGGTTTTTGGAGATGTTCAAGGCTTTGACTAATTGGTCTTCAATCGTGCGGCGATCATCCATCGCTGCTTTTTCTGCTGCTTTGGCGTCAAGCCATTGTTGGTAGAGTCTCACAATCAACCCCCAATCTTAGAAATGATGGCACCCAAGTCCGGCGCTTCCCAAGTGTCAAGCTTGCCGCTACGATCTTTGGCTTGCCAAATCCCATCCGAATCACACATCAACGCACGTTGTGCCACGCCCTCAGCATCTTTCTCAACGCGTAGTGCCAACACTTCGTCAAAAAAGTACGGCAGCGCCTGACCAGTTTTGTTGCCTGGCATGGACGGCGCGTAGAGAATGCGCCCCGACTCATCAGCAGTCTTCTCACACTTCGCCGTGAAATATATATGCTTGCCAGGTATATCGCGAAACGCGCGAATAATGTCATACATTTGCTCTTGCATGGCACCATAAGCTTGGCGAGGATCCTTTGCAATCTTCTTCTCATGGTTTAACACCACCTCGGCAATCTCTGAGATTGAATCAAGTGCGATCGACTCAAACTGTTTTGCTTCGTCTGATTCAATCAACCAACGATACGCTTCCATCAACGTGTCGTAAGATGACACCTCTACAAAAGGCAAATCTGCATCAACAATCGACAACAATCCACCTTCAGCCGATAACACAACAGGATTAGGTAAAGTAGGTATAAGCGAGGTCTTACCTGCACCTGCTTGTGCGTAAACTAAAAGCTTCACACCATTAGCGTGTAAACCTTTGGTACTGCGTAGATTGATAGCCATGTGGCTCTCCTAAGTTGATCGCTTGTCGGGGCTCCGTTTAGCGATTGATTGAATTATTGCACGATCAATGTTATTGTGTCAACAAGATAATTCAATTTAATTTAAAAAGGTGCAAAAATGTTGACGATTGAACAGATTCGGGAGTTGATGCACGACAGGTCGGTGCCTATTGTTGCGGAGTTGGCGGGGGTGCATTACAACACCTTGCTGAACATCAAAAACGGTGCAAACAAGAATCCTTCCTATGAAGTGATTAAAAAGTTGTCTGAGTATTTTGATCCCAAACCATGAGCCTCCCCATGACAACAACAACAAAGTTAGAGGCCGCACTCACTTATGCATCATGGGGCTGGCACGTCTTACCGTTGATCCCAAACGATAAGCGCCCAGCCTCAGCGCATGGGGTGCATGATGCAAGCATTGATCCGGAGCAAATCAAAGCTTGGTGGGCGCAGAACCCTAGTTTTAATATCGGTATTGCCGCGGGTGAAAAGAGCGGTATTGTGGTGTTTGACATCGACCCACGCAATGGCGGGACTGATTCTTGGGATGATTTCACGGCAGAGCATGGCGGGGTGCCTGACGGCATATGCCAACTGACCGCGGGAGGCGGGCAACATTACATTGCACAGTTGCGCGAGGGTTTAAAAAGTTGTGAGTTGCGCCCTGGCGTGGATTTCTTGGCAAATGGTCGGTACTTTGTTATTACCCCATCGATTGTGAACGACCGTGAGTACACATGGGAGGCGTCCGGCGATCCGATAGACGGTATTAGCCCCTTTGTCATACCTGAGTCGTGGTTATCTGCTATGGCGGTGCGAAAAGTCATTGTGACCGCCACCGATGGTGCGCTGATCACCGGCAACCGTAATGCCGGCTTAGCCTCACTTGCCGGTTCTATGCGTCGTAATGGCTTCTCGAGCAGCGAGATATTTGCAGCCATAAGTGCCGCGAATTCTGAGCGGTGCGATATCCCGCTTCCCGCGTCCGATGTTAAGCGTATTGCCGAGAGTATTGCCCGTTACGCCCCCGAGCATGATATAGGCGCCTCCGCAGCACTTGGGGATGCAGCCGCCGAATTAATATTAAGCGATCAACCTAAACACCCATTGGCGGTATTTGTTGACTATGACATGGGGCATATTCCCGCACAAGAGTATGTGCTTGACGGTTTGATTCAGTCTGGCGTGGTGTTGATTGCAGGATCGGCAGGGGCAGGCAAGACCACCCAGTTGGTGCCAATTGCCACCCGTGTCGCACACCTTTGCGAACCTGACGATGCACTCAAA